TCTCATCTTTATTAATTACTAAATCTCTCTTAAACACTAAATCAATACTTCTAATATCTAAAGTGCTTTTGAGATATATAGACAGCATCTCTAAAACTTGGTCAAAGAATACTTGTACTTGGATTTCAAACTCATTAGCTTTTAAATCTAGTCCTGAGTATAAGCTCTTTATCCTAACATTAGTTACGTTACCTTCTACATCGTCAGCATTAACACCCCTACCAAACTTATAAATTAACTTCTCTAATAATCCTAACATCTTGTCTCTGGCTTCGTGTGGTATGTCTATTTTTTCTGCCGAGGCTTCTCCACCGTCACCAGTTTTGATAGCTTTGTACCGCTTAACTTCTTCCATGAACTCATCAACATCTTGACCACCATAGTTTTTTAGTACCCAGTATATATCTTGAAAGTCCTCTAAATTATTAGCAAAGTCACTAAGAATAACATCATACACCTTGATAAGAGGTAACACAGGGTCTAAATCTCTCTGCATCTCGTCATTGTTATATAAAAATGCAAACGGGGGTTTACCCCAACTCCCACTTTTCTTTGCTGTAGAACCTACTGAAGTTACTACCGTTTCAAAGTGTGCCTCTGAACTCTTTTTGATATACTCTTGATTATCCTGGTTAAACTCGTAGAATGTGACAGTTTCTTTATCCCAGTACTCAGCTATAAGCTTATCCCCTAGTGTGTAATATCTAATTACAGCATCAGTAATACTCCTGTCTAAACCGTTAGGTACCCGTATAACTTGTTCAGAAGGAATAACCTTATAATCAAACTGACCTTTTTCATTAACATAGAATTGCAACACACCATAATATTTATTACTAGCTTCTTTTGCAACTTTTTGAAGATAGTTTCTAAAGTATTTAAGCACTAAGTTTTTCTCAAGTATAGAGTCATCTCCATCTACAGTTGTTTTAGCGTTAATAGAGTAGTTAACTTTCTGGTCTACTAGCAACTTCATAAAAGCACTCGCCACCAAATTATTAGCTCTATACGGGTCTTTAACTGGTCTGCTATCTTTTCGTGAGTAATATTCTTTTTTTCTACTAAAAATATGTGGATTTTTTGTTTTGTAATACAACTCACCTTCAATCTGAAGTGGCACTACCTCTAATGAATGTCTAAATATCAGCTCTTTAATTTCTTTGCCTGTCATACATACCTCCTATTACCAACCCCACTTATTCTCAACCATATCACTCTCTAGAGCATACCTCAACGCATCTATATAGTGATTGAAAGCATCTATAGGTATTGGTAGCACAACTCCGTTTCTGTCCTCTTTAAATCTATATAAAACAAACTCATTTACAACATCAGTTAGCCCTTCCTGAATGATAATCTCATGCTGTTGAAGCCATTTGATACCAAATTCTACTGAGCCTGCTCCTTTTTTAGCTCCCTTAGCATTAATCTTATAAGTTCTAAGTTCTGCTACAGATTTAGGCTCTGCTGAATCACACGTTACTATTTCGTTGCCTATGATAGGTTTAATTAACTCTACTACCTCATTATTTAGTAACCCTTCTCTACTTAAAGCTTTAAATATGTAAATTCTTCTTCTAGTTTTATCATAGTGAACTCTGATAAAAGCAAACGGGTCTGAACCAAAGCCCCAGTCTATACCATTTCTTATATTATCAAAAGTGTCTACTATGCCACTTAAGTTTTCTATCCTCCAGTTTTTAAACACTTGATGCCCTAGCGTACCCCAGTTTCCTAACGTATACACATTATAAAAATACGGGTCCTGCTCATTCTCTAAGTCTTTTACATCATCTTTAGTTAGATGTGTGTTATCACTATACGTAGTCTTTAAGATACTAAGCCCTTCTCTAGATTGGTACTGCTCTCCACCGTCTTTCCAAAAGCCTGCAAAAAAATCTCTGTATATCCAGTGAGTCTGGTAGATTGGATTAAATAACATAGTAATTCTTTTAGGCACTTCTGAGTGTCCTCTTTGACGTTTGATTAACTCTTTAAATATCTTATGGCTGGGTATCTCAGTAGCCTCTTCAATTAGTATATCTGTAATAGGTCCTGATTTAGCTCTTACGGATTTAATTTTCTGTACATCATCTAGCCCTCTAAAGATAATCTGCTTGTTGTTTAAAGTACACGTTATAGTAAGAGTTGACTTGTTAATACTGAAATACTTAGCTAATCCCCAGTTGTCTATGGTACTTGTAACCTCAAGCCACACTGATTGAGAAATAGTAACACCTGTATTCCTTATGATGAGATAGTTTCTTTTTCCTTGCATGATGTCTAGAACAGTTCTTTGCCCCACTATAGCATATGATTTACCTGAAGATGAACCTCCATAGTATATTTGTACTCTATGATTGTTGTTAAACGCATACTTTAAGTATACCGAGTTGATTATTTTCGGACTCACTTTTATGTTTAGCATTTAACCTACTCCTCTTCGTCTACTGCTCCTATTACCATATTTACGTCAACATCTCCAGAGTGCTGAACATCTTGTCTATTGTAGAACTTATCTTCTTCTCTTTGTGTTAAATTCGTTAAACTAAAGATTAAAGCTCCTGTGTCTGGAGATACGTGTTTTTTAACCTTTTCAATCTTTTGAGATTTAATGTTTCCATCTTTATCTTTATCTATGACTACTTTTGTTTCTTCATACTCATACCCTTTAGCTCTCTGATATAAACTCTTTTTTAAATCTGTGATAAGTGCATTTCTAGCTCTTATAAATATCTCAGCAAACTCTGGTATGTCTCTTTTACAGGCATAAAAAGTATCTCTGCTTGTACCAAGCCTAGTGATGATGTCTTTCTCATAGACACCGTCTGCTAACCATTCTTCAATCTCTTTGAGTCTAGGCTTGATGAGATAACCGTAACCTCCTCGTCTTCCTGCCATAACTACCTCCCTTCGAACTTATCGAGCAGTATGTTCAGTGCATCTGACATCGGCTTATCTCTATCGAGTGCGCCATCAGACTTCATTTTGTTGACTGCATTTAGCATTCGCTTTGCTAGTCTCAAACCTATTGTATCACTACCGAGTATTGTTGCAAGTGGTACATCACGTGACTCTTTCTCAGGTGTATTCACCCAACCTTCTTTAAGTTGGTCAACATTGTTTTCAAATACTCTGAGCAGTAATTCAAATACTGTAGCAACGTTAGTAACACCGTAGGATTGACTTACCTTAGTCATTGCATCAAGATATCTGTCATACTGACCAAATGTAGTCAGCCAGTATTCATCAGGTGCCGAGTTCTTTTGAATGTCCTCAAATACCTTCTTAATCTGTGCTACCTCAGTTGGCAAGAATGTCAGTGTCACAGTGTTGAAGTCTAACGAAATCTCGGAGAAGCTGAGTGGCTTCACTTGGTCAAGTAGTTCGAGCATCTTGTCATCTAATCCTGAGTAGAGTTTCAGCTCAACACTGTTGATACTCTCATATAATTCTTTCAACATCGCAAGGTCATCAGACCCAGTGATTGCATTGTGACTAATCTGAATAGCGACTCTCTCTTCTTTAGTGAGCGCATCATCTGTGACCATGACCACTATCTCTTGTAGTCCTGCCTGAATGGATGCCTGTACTCTATGGTTTCCACTAAGTACTTCATAGCGACCATCTTCACATTTCCATGCGAACGGTACACTGGTCAATCGCCCATCTCTTTTGATGTTATTCACCAATCTCTTGAACTCTTCATGTCGCATAAAACGTGCATTAAGTTCGAGTAGCTTTAGTTCTTTCGGGTCTATCTTGATTATTTTCGTGTTCATCTTTTACCCCCACACTCTTTTTTCCACTTTTCTAATCCTTCTTGCATCGACCATAGTCCTAATGTAGACGCATAGTTCAGCTTGTTCTTCTCACCGTTCTTACCTTCAAGTCTTCCAACCAGTTCAAATATGTTTCGATACTTCATGCTCACAGCTTTGTGTGAAAACGCTGTTGTCACCAATGAATTCACTCTCGAACTTAGTGCCTGCTCAGCGATGAGTTTTACCTCTTTACTCCTTGCGATGTAGAGTACCAATTTAGCAAGGTGCTTATAGCCCGTAGGAGCTACTGGGAAGTCACTCAGTAGGTAGATGTAGGGTTTCATAAACTTGTTCGGCATGTGCATCACGTTATTTGGTTTTGATAGAGCAAATACACCGATGAGTTTTCCATCGACCAATACCCCAAAGGATAACAGCGGAGAACCGGGTACGATGTCAATGTTCATGTACTGAGACCTCAAACTCTGAAACTGGCTAGTTGTCAGTTTCACCAATGAGACTTTCTCACCGATGTCCTCGCCAACATTCAGTCTGGGTATCTTGACTGTCTCGATAGACTGTCTCGGTACTACCACTCGACGTTTAGCAGTATCAGAGAAGATATAAATCGGTGTGCCTCTGTTCGTGGTTTTCGTCATACCTACGAGATAGTCCTCAAAGCCTTCCTCGATGTAGTTCAATCCAATTATCCAATGTTTCTTTGCCTTGATGAGTTCAAACAGTCGATTCTTGCGCTCTTCATTAATGAACTCATAAATAGGTTTATCCCAATCAAACAACTGGTCAAGTGCGTCAAACATCTTCTCATAATCGCCTGCAAAGAACGGAGGAAAGCATATTGCTCCTTCATCATCAGGTACGTTCTCCATATAATCAAGTACGTCTCCGCAATAAAAGCTCTCGAGCTTAAGTGGTAGTGCCTCTGTCTTTGTTACCATACGTTCGTGCATTGATTCCCACTGGTCTCTGTATCC